CCCCTTGAGACGGTAGCCGACGCCAAGAGTGAATATGACCGTTGGGATATCGAAATCCGCATGGCCGAGAAGGACCGGGAGAAGTGGGAGGGACAGGCCAAGAAGGTTATCAAGCGGTATCGTGATGAGCGCCCCTCAAGTGAGAAGGGGGGACGCAAGTTCAATCTTCTGTGGTCGAACGTCGAAACCTTAAAGCCCGCTTTATATGCGGCGACCCCCAATCCTGAGATAACCCGTAAATTCAAGGACAGCGACCCGGTAGGACGCGCCGCCTCTGAGATACTTGAGAGGGCGACCGGCTATGCGGTGGAGAATTACGACTTCGACACGGTTATGCGCTCTTGCGTTACCGATTACCTTCTGACCGCACGGGGCGCGGCATGGGTGCGATACAATGCCGAGTTTGAGGACATCACCCCGGAGCCTGAGTATCTGGAGCCTGATGTTGCCGATGTTATGGCGGGCGGCACAGGCTTTCCCGAGGGGGCGCAATATGGCGAGGATGGACGGGCCTTTACCCAGGAGGAGCCATACCAGCAGGTAACGTCCGAGGAAGCGGTTTGCGATTACATTCACTGGATGGATTTCCTCCACAACCCGGCGCGGTATTGGGGTGAGGTGAGGTGGGTTGCCAAGCGGGCCTTTATGACCCGTGATGAACTGGTGAAACGATTTGGCGACAAGGGCAAGAAGGTTCCCCTCGATCATAAGCCCAAATCGGCACTCGATGACGAAGGCAAGCAGAATGAAGCCTTCAAGAAAGCGACGGTTTGGGAGATATGGGACAAGACCACCAAGACCGTTTACTGGATTGCCCGTGACCACAAGGAATTGCTCGACAGGAAGAAAGACCCGCTGAATCTCAGGGGGTTTTTCCCTTGTCCGCGACCGTTATACGCCACCTTGACGACAGACAGCCTCAACCCCATTCCCGATTATGTTCTGTATCAGGACCAGGTGCTCGAAATTGACGAAATGACGGCGCGGATCAACCTGCTTCTTGAAAGCCTGAAAATTGCCGGTGTGTATGATTCAAGCGTCGCGGCGAATCTCGGGCAGATCATCAAGGGCCGGGAGAATGTTCTTGTTCCCGTGGATCAATGGGCGACCTTTGCCGAGAAGGGCGGGTTGAAAGGGGTTATTGACTATCTCCCCATTGACCAGATCGCCACGGTTCTGGCGGGGCTGTATGACGCACGGGACAAGGCGAAGGATGCGTTGTTCGAGATTACCGGTATATCGGACATTATCCGGGGCACGTCACAAGCCTCCGAGACAGCGACAGCGCAACGGTTAAAGGGACAGTTTGCCTCTCTCCGCATAAGGGACAGGCAGACGGAGGTTCAGCGGTTTGCCCGCGATATTATCCGCATGAAGGCGGAACTGATTGCCGAGAAGTTTGACCCCGAGCGCATTGCAGAAATGTCGGGCGTCAAGCTGATGGATGAAGAAGATATGCAACTCTTTCCCCAAGTCATTGACCTGTTGCGGAACGAGGTAAAGCGGTCTTTCCGCATCGACATTGAAACCGATTCAACCATCCAGCCCGACGAACAGGCGGAAAAGGAAGCCCGCATCCAGTTTATCGAGGCCATGTCGTCGTTTATCGAGCGCGCCTTCCCGTTAATGCAGGCCGCCCCTGAGATGGCCCCGCTGGTCGGTGAAATGATGATGTTCACCGTGAGGGGATTTAAGACCGGGCGCACCATGGAGGCGGCTTTTGACAGGGCTATGGAGGGATTGCAGGAACGCCTCTCACAGCCCCAGGACGACCCGCGCCTGATGGAGGCCCAACAGGTCGTCGAACAGCTTAAAGCCGAACTGGACGCCGTTCACGGCGACAAGAGCGCGGAAATGCAGAAGGCCGAGGCTGACATGGCCCTGAAGGCGCAGGGCCAACAGGCAGACATGGCGTTACGAGAGCAGGAGATGGTCGGCAACATGGAATTGAAGGCGGCTGAGATTGAGGGAAATCAAAGAATCAAGGAGCAGATGAATGCCGGGCAAAACGCTTAAGGCCGACGGCCTCTGGTATGACAAGGACAGTGGGGAGCGATGCGAGGAGCCGCCCTCGAAATGGGAACCGGGGGACGGTGCCCCGCTGATTATCTCCGACGAGATGGACCGCACGCAAAACGTCTGTGACGGCAAGTATTACGATTCCAAACGGGCCTTTGCCAAGGCCACACGGGACGCCGGATGCGTCGAGGTCGGCAATGAGAAAATGAACAACAAACGTAAGGAACTGGACAGCCCCCGCGATGAGATCATTAGGGCGCTGAACTAACACCCGGCCACATAAAGGAGCAAAACGAAACCCTGGCCGGGCAGGTGGGTGTTTGCGCGCCGCTCCCGCGCACCCCACCGCACTTTCAACAAAAGCCCACAGGAGAATGGAGCAATGGAAGAAGAAAACGAAGAAATTGAAGATACCGGGGATGATCTCCGGGAGGCATTAACCGACGCTTTCGATGCGGAACCGGCGGAAGAAGGCCCGACCCGTGACGACAAGGGGCGGTTTGCGGCCAAGGACGAGGAGCCTGAAAGCGAAGCAGAAGAACCACCCGCCGAAGAACCGGCGGAAGAATCAACCGGCGACGAGCCACAAGCCGAGCCGGAGGCAGTAGAGGAAGCGCCACAAGCGCCCGCCTCATGGAAAGCAGAATACAAAGAGGTATTCAGCGCCCTGCCGAAAGAGGCCCGTGACTATATCCTCCAGCGTGAGGAGGAAATGGATAGCGGGGTAACGCAACTCAAAACGACAATGGACGACAAGGCCAAGGTCGCGGACGAGTTCCAGCAGATCGTGACACCGTATATCCCCTATCTGCAATCGAAGGGCGACACCCCTCTCGTTGCATTCCAGGGGGCGTTAAACATGGTTCACACGCTGGAACACGGGACACCGCAGCAGAAGGCCGACATTATCACGGGGCTATCACAATTAGCCGCCGTTGACATCAACACCTTAACCGAAGCACAGGAATACGCCGACCCGCAGACCACCGCGCTACAACGCGAAGTGTCTGACTTGCGGGCGATGATGCAACGTGACCAGAACGACAGACAGCAAGCCGCGTTTGCCTCCGTGGAGGGGGAAATTAACGCCTTTGCCAGTGAGAAGGACGCCAACGGACAATTGTTGCGCCCCCATTACGAGGCTGTTGTGAAGGACATGGAAGGCATTATTGTGCAAATCCGCGCCACCGATCCGAACAAACCCAACAAGGAGGTTCTGGAATTGGCTTACGACAGGGCGGTATGGGGAAACACCGAAACAAGGCAGGCCCTTCTCGATAACGAAAAGAAGGCTGTAAGCGAATCCAACACGCAAGCCGTGAAAAAGAAAGCGGCGGATGCGGCCAATGCCTCGTCCAGCGTTACAGGTTCACCATCGGGCGAATCCCCGGCGGGTCCGAAACCTTCTCTCAGGGAGGAAATCGCGGCCCAGTTCTAACGCTTCCGAACAAAAACAATAAAAAAAGGAAGTCAGAAAAATGGCATCTCCGAATCTCTCGGAAATCGTCACGACGACCATCAGCAATCGCTCCGGCAAGCTGGCGGACAACGTGTCGAACAACAACGCCCTTCTTCATCGGCTGAAGAAGAAAGGCAACATGCGCCCGCTTTCCGGCGGTCGTAAGATCAACCAGGAACTGGAATACGCCGCCAACGGCACAACCATGTGGTATTCGGGGTATGAAAACCTTGAAATTACGCCCCAGGACGTATTCACCAGCGCCGAGTTTGACTGGAAGCAGCTTGCTGTCGCCGTGTCGATTTCGGGCCTGGAGCAGCTTCAGAACTCGGGCAAGGAAGCGATTATCGACCTTCTGGAATCCCGCGTGAAGAACGCCGAGCGTTCCATGGTCAACACCCTGTCCGACGGTGTGTATTCCGACGGCACGGGTTCCTCGTCCAAGGAAATCGGTGGCTTGCAGTTGCTTGTTGCCGATAGCCCCTCGACGGGAACGGTTGGCGGTATTAACCGCGCCAACTGGTCGTTTTGGCGGAATATCTCTTACGATTCCACCACTGACGGCGGCGGTGCCGCTACGTCAAGCAACATTCAGGGCTACATGAACACGGTTTACAACCAGTTGGTTCGTGGAACCGATCATCCTGACCTGATCGTTGCCGACAACAATTATTACAACCTCTATCTGGGAAGCCTCCAGACCATTCAGCGCGTCACTGACGACAAGATGGCCTCTGCTGGCTTTACCTCGCTCAAATACATGGGCGCAGACGTTGTTCTTGATGGTGGGTTCGGTGCCGATGCGCCGAGCAATCATATGTATTTCCTCAATTCGGATTACATCCACTATCGTCCGCATCGTGACCGCAACATGGTTCCGCTTTCGCCGGATCGCCATGCTGTGAATCAGGATTCCGTGGTCAAGCTGATTGGCTGGGCCGGTAACATGACCCTGAGCAATGCTTCGCTCCAGGGCGTTCTCAAAGATTAAGGGAGGGAATAATGGCTTATACCATTGACGGTTCTACTGGTGTTGACCTGACGGCCACACCCGCAGATTCCGAAGCTGGCACGCCGGGATTCGCTCTCGGCAAGTGTGTCTCCACCAATGACGGCGGGGTGTATATGTATGTCCACGCCAACGGTGCAATCACCCAGTATGATTTCGTCGGCATTGACGAAAACTTTGAGGCGGCCTCGCTGACGACTGCGATGGCCGATGACGGTTGGATGATTGGTGCTGCACAGGTGGCCTTTGCCGATAACGATTACGGCTGGGTTGCCACGAAGGGTTCCAACATCAACGGCGCGGTGCTTGCATCTTGCGCGGCTGACGTTGCCCTTTACACTTCGGCTACTGCCGGTTCGCTTGACGACGCGACCACCACGACCAAGATTGACGGTGTTGTGGTTGTCACGGCGCTTGGCACTCCGGCGGGCGGGACTGAGGTTATCATGACCCATCCCAAGTCTGGTGGATTCTAGGACTGACCGGGGGGGAGAAATCCCCCCCGGACTTTCCCCGCTGGAGTTTTCACGGGAATTTAACCCCAAACAGGTTGACGAGGCTTTAGGCCATATCCGCGAGAACTGCAAAAGACCCCTGCCACGTTTGGAAGCCGGGGAAATACGCGACGACACGCTGGTTATTGTTGGCGGTGGCCCGTCGTTAAAGACCCATCTCGATTATTTAAAAAATACAGACAATAAAATCATTTGCGTAAATGAGGCCCACGACTTCCTTGTGAGGGAGGGAATTTACCCCTGGGGGTTTGCCTTTCTTGAGGTTGCCCCGTGGCCTGATGCGCTTTGTGAGGAATACCCGGAAGGGTGCAGGTATTTTATACCCTCCCACGCCCATCCACCGGCCTTCGACCGACTCGAGGGCCGAGACGTCACCATGTGGCACGCTAGATCAGACATAGGCGAGGTGGCGGTTATCCCCGATGAAAACCCGCTTCTGGTGACATGCCTTGGCACCCCGTCATTGAGTTGTTTAACCCTTGGGTTGGTGTTGGGGTTTCGTAAATTCGAGATGGTGGGTTGCGACGCCTGTTGCGAGGACACGACCCACGTTTACACCAATCGCACCGACGAGAATCACCAGTTTATAGAGGTCTGGTGTGGCGGGCGGTTGTTCAAGACCATGCCGTATCTTGCCAAGCAGGCGGCGGTATTCACCGAGTTTATACAACAATGGGGCTGGATGTTTTCCCTCACCGTTCATGGTGACGGGTTGCTGGCCCATATCCACAAGAAACTAAAAGGAGCGAAACATGCTGAATAACGGAGACATTGTAGGACTGGAGCAGGACAAGGCGCAATTCGTCGAGTTCTTTACCGAGGCCGTGCATCACAAGTTCAAATCGGAAGAAGAAGGCCACCCTGTTTATGTGGACAAGCCCTTCGTCAAGATCATGACGGCGGGATCGCGGGATGAGGTGATTCGCCCCATCAAGGACAGCGACAAGCAACGCTGGCCCCGTGAGTGGGAGTTTTACGAGAAGAACGAGGAAATTGCCGTCGAGGGCTGGCCTATCGAGCAGTGGCCAGCGCTTTCCAAGTCGCAAATTGCCGAACTCAAGCACATGAACATCCCCACCGTCGAGGCTTTGGCGGCGCTTTCCGATACCGGAATCCAGAACGTCGGCATGGGGGCAAGGGAGCTTGTTGCCAAGGCGAAGGCGGCATTGGAAGCGGCCAACGGAAACGCCGGACTTGAAAAGCTGGCCGCCGAGAACGAACGGCAAAAAGACGAAATCGAAATGTTGAAATCCCAGGTGGCCGAACTCGCCGCCAAGGTCGAAAAGAAAGGGAAAAAGAAAGCCGCATGACGCTTCTTTCCATGTTGCAGGACGTAGCCGACGAAATAGGCGTTGCGCGTCCTACCGCCATTATCGACTCAACCGACCAGACCGTGAGAACGCTGCTGGGCCTTGCCAACAAGGAAGGCGCGGAACTGGCAGAGCGTGGTCCATGGCAGGAATTAATCACCGAGGAGACATTCAGCACCGCCAACGGAACGGCGTCATACGCGCTGTCCACGGTGGCCTCTGATTACGACCGGATGCTGAATGACACGATCTGGAACCGCACCACAAGACGTCCGGTGGGAGGGCCGCTTTCTCCGCAGGGATACCAGGCGGACCAGGCGTCAGGAACCAATTACCCCTTCGGGCGGTTTCGTATCCAGGGCGGGAACATCATCATCACGCCAACACCGACGAGTGTGGAGACGGTGGCCTTTGAATATATCTCGGACCAGTGGTGCCAATCATCTGGTTCGGTTGGGCAAACCGCATGGACGGCGGATGACGATACCGGGAAAATCTCTGAAAGCCTTATGGCGGACGGCATTATCTGGCGTTGGTTGAAGCGCAAGGGCTTTGAATGGGAACCCGACGAGAGGGCATACCAAAAAAGGGTTGATAAGGCGTTGGGGAGGTCTGGTTCTGCCCCAACCTTGGGGATGGCGTCACCAAAGAATGACGGGGTGCAGGATGTCGCGACGGTGACACTCAATACATGGGCGGACTGGACGAACGATAATTGGGAGGATTTGGTTTGACCGCGCTTACAGGGCAGAAGCCCGGAAACAGCTATAAGGATTTAGTGCAGGTTTCCAATTCCAATGCCGGTATTGATACAACCCTGAGAGATGTGGAGGACGGGGAGGGGACGGCTTCTGCATTACAGGTTTCGACGACAGGAGTTAAGTCCACCGGCACTTTGGCTGTTACGGGCGTAGCGACCTTCTCTGGCGGCGTTAGCGGCGCGGTGGCGGGCGTTACGGCAGGAACGGGGCTGTCGGGTGGCACAATCTCCACAACCGGCACGCTGGCCGTTGATATAAGCAGTTTGACGGCTGACGGGTCGCCGGATTCGGGTGCGGATTACGTTATGACTTATGACGATTCCGCCTCCACCTTGAAAAAGGTTTTGCTTTCCGATCTGGCGGGTTCGGGTGACGTTTCCGGCCCCGCGAGTGCCACGGATTCGGCTATTGCCCTGTTTGACGGAACGGGTGGAAAGACCCTCAAGGATTCCACCTATACGATTACGGCGGCGGGTGCTGCATTGCTGGATGATGCGAGTGCGGCGGCACAAAGAACCACGCTCGGGCTTGTCATTGGAACTGATGTCCAAGCTTACGACGCCACAATTGTTGTTGACGCCGATATAGGGGTTACGGTCCAGGCTTACGATGCGGACAACGCCACTAGGACGGGATCAACGGCCCCCACAGAACACATCTCAATTGCCTGTTCAGACGAAACTACAGCCCTGACTACAGGAACGGCCAAGGCAACATTCCGTATGCCCTACGCCTTCACGCTGACGGCGGTTCGGTGTTCCGCAACCACGGCCCCAACGGGCGCGACATTGACGGTGGATATTAACGAGGGCGGTGTAACAATCCTCTCCACCAAGCTGACTATTGATGCCTCTGAGAAAACTTCCACCACGGCGGCAACTCCGGCGGTGATTTCCGACGCGTCCCTAGCTGACGATGCGGAGATTACGGTTGATATAGACCAGATCGGCTCGACGGTTGCTGGTGCGGGCCTGAAAGTTTACCTAATCGGTTACAAGACATAATGGGGGTTATACTTAATCCTTACCGCTATGGCGGTGCGCTAGTCGCCCCTTCTGAGGTTGAATACCTTGTGGTGGCTGGTGGTGCTGGTGGCGGTGCGCTTAGTGGTTCATCTCCGGGCGGTGGTGGCGGTGGCGCAGGAGGTTACAAAACTGCTACAGGCTTATCGGTTGCAGACAGCACACCCTTAACCGTGACTGTAGGCGGTGGCGGTGCTGGTGGCACAGGCGATAACAACGGCTCAAACGGTTCCAATTCGGTTTTTGATTCTGTTACCTCTACCGGAGGCGGTGGTGGTGCTACGCCTAGCACGGCTGGCACGGCTGGCGGTTCCGGTGGTGGCGGTTCTTATAATTC